TGAACGTACGGCGGAGGCGTACGTTATAGAGATTGAAAAATTAGATAATAGTAAATTGTATCTTCGCAAAAGTAAAGATAGTAGAATAAGAAGCCGTGAATTAGATCCAGTAACGGAACTTGCATTATTTAACGAATGGTTAAAAACTAAAGTAAATGAATACTCTAATAAGTAAAACAGTAACTACCGATATTGTAACGGAACTTGTAACGGTTGACGATGCTAAACTATGGTTAAAGATTACATTCAGCGAAGATGACACAATCATAGCATCACTAATCAAGGCAGCCAGAATTTATATTGAGAACCTTACTAATTATGCACTGGGTATAAAAACTATTGAAATAATAGCAGACTTAGATTTTACGGAATCTTACTATTTGCCTCAGCCTATTGGCTCAATACTATCTTTTCAGCGTTGGGATGGTTCAGCATTTGTAAATGATTCGAGTTACTATTTGTTTAGAAACTCATTAGTCATAGACGATTCGGGAAGATATAAAATATCATTAACTTGCGGATTTAGCGTAATGCCTGCCGACTTTAAAACCGATATTCTAAAATTGGTGGCGTGTAATTATCAAAATAGGGGTTTAGATTTTAGCAATGAAAACACATCTTTAGTAGATTTTCCGAAGTTAACATCAGACTTTTACAAACAAATTGTAATCTAATGGCAAAATCACCCGGCATCTTTATATCGTTTGACGGCTTAAAAGAATTAAAAGAGAAGTTTAAAAACTTACAAACGGATGCCGCAAAAGATGTTGATTCAGTTTTGCGAACAGGAGCGGATACAATAGCAAGTAAAGCAAGGCAAAACCTACAAGGCGTGGTGTACAATCCCGATGACTATAAAAAGCCATTGGAAAAATTGTATGCTAAAACAAACAACATTACAGATTTGTATCAAAAAATAGGTGTTAATGCAAATGGAACTATGAGTTATGAAGTAGTTTCAACAATGCCTTATGCCGCCTACATTGAATTTGGCACAGGGGGAGCGGTTAGGATTCCGCAAGGTGTTGAAGATTACGCAATACAATTTAAGAAGCCAAATAGGCTCAATATTTCTATGAAAGCAAATCCATATTTGTTCCCTGCATTTTTTGAACAAAAACCACTTATCATTCAAGATATAAAAGATATATTAACTTTGTGAAATGATTAATCCCGGCAAATCAATTAGAGACGTTTATTTTAATGCACTTTCGGCACTTGGGGCGGTTAGTGGTTACATTTCAGACGGTAACGGCAATCGATTTGCGGACGGTAACGGTAACTTATTAATCACATCTTCAGGTACAGGCACTTATACTGTATTTGACGATTTGCCTTTAGAAACTTTGCCACAAAATTACATTTACATAAATGCGATTGATTACAATCAAGTTGGAAACAATCAACTTTATGTACACGATGCCGTTGTAACGGTGGATATTGTCACCAGACAATACAAGAAAATTGATAGAGATACAGTGGACGCAATCGCACAGGAAGTTATGACGGCAATAATAGAAGGAAAATTGACGGATACAAATTTTCAAATTATAGATGTAAATTTGATAAGTTCAAGATATTTGACTAATCAAGATGGAGCATATTTTCTAACTCGAAATATATTAAGATTTCAGCAAAATTTAATTAAAAATAAAAACTAAACATTATGGCTCAGATAGTTGGTGTTAATCAGAACATTGAAGTAGATGTAACCGGTGCCGGCTCATCATACAAAAATTTAGTGTGTTTAAGAAATTCAAGCGTAGAAGGTACAAACAGCGTTTCAGAAGAAGAAACAAATTGCGGTAAACTTACAAGCGTTGCTAATCCGGGCTTTACATTCTCAGCGGATGCGGTATGTGAAACTGCCCCTACGATTGCTCAAGTTTCTTACAAAGATTTGTTAACAGCTTTTGCGGCTTCTACCTTGGTAGCGGTTAGGTTTCAAAATCCCGTTGTAACCGGTTCAAGTGTTGGTGCGGCTTATTATCATCAAGCTTTATGTTACATTACCGGTTTAACACTTAATCAAGATGCTGCCGGCGGTGCTTACATTAATTTTACAGTTACATTCCAATCAACAGGAGTAATTGACGTAACAGTTTAAAATATGAATGGATACACTCAAATAGAATTTAAGGGGCAACTTCGGGGAATAAAATTTGGAATGCTTGCCGTTCAACAAATTATGTTAGCGGCAAGTAAACTAAATGCGGAATTGGGAAATGAAATAGATATTGCATTAATACCCGAAGTGCTTTATTGGGGGTTGTACAATTGCAGCGTTAACAAACGTGAATTAATCGATTACACTTTTGAAGATGTTTGCGAGTTTGTGGACGATAATATTCACAACAAAGAAATCTTTGTACAAATAATGCTATGTTTTTATGATTCAAAAATCATAAAGGCATCACTTCCACAGACTGAGCAAACAGAAGAAAAAAAAAGTTTAATCTAACCATTGAGGAAGGTTGGCACAATTTGAAGCGGTTGGTAGTTGGTGAAATTGGCGTTAATAACTACAATGAACTAACTTTTGTAGAAGTGATGCAAATTATTGAAGGATATAATGATCGCGTAATACAATCTTACAAACAAACCAGGTTATTGATGTTTACATTGGCGAGGTTATTGGGCGATTCAAAAAAAGTACCTTCTACTGTTGAAGAGTTTTGGAGTTTGCCGGGTGATGAAGTAACGGCAACAACGGAGGAACAAATGAAAGCAATTTTTGACAATTTAAAAAATGCTCAAAAATGAATGAAGAATTAAAGATAATTATTGAGGCAGACGTTACGAATTTGCAGGGCGGCGTTAAAAAAGCTGAGGAGTCTATAAACGGACTTGGTAACGCTGCAAATAAGGCAAAGCAGCCAATTGCCAATGCTTCTTATGCACTAACTACAATGAGTGGCGTTGTTCGTGATTTGCCTTTCGGATTCATTGCAATCCAAAATAACTTGCCTTTAGTTGTTGATAGCTTTTCAAGTTTAGCAAAACAATCTGGCGGCGTTGGCGGAGCGTTGAAAGGATTAGGGGCGGCATTGATAGGGCCGGCCGGTATCGGTTTTGCCTTCGGTGCGGTAACATCTATTGTTACATCATTAATCCAAAATTACGGCAGCTTAGGTAATGCAATTGACGTAATTTTCGCAAAAAATAAACAAGCGGCTGAAGCGACAGCAACTTATAACAAAGAGTTAGAAAAGGGGCAAGGAACAATAGGAGCGGAGATTGCAACTATTGACATTTTAACTAAACGGCTAACAAATTTACAGGCACCATATAAAAGTAGGCAGGATGCTTATAATGAATTAAAGAAAGTGCAGCCAGATATTTTGAGAGGTATGACTGAAGAGAATGCTTTATCGGCATCTTCAGTTGGTGCAATATTGGCAAATGCAAACGCACGGAAACAACTTCTACTTATCAAGATTGAAGAAAATGCAATAAACAAAGTTTTAGATGAAAACGCAGGAAAGATATTAAAATTAGAAAACGAAAGAAACAAAGCAATTAATGAGGAAGCAGCACAACGTAAAAAATTAAATGCATTAAAGAAAACAGCACCAGAAGGAAGCGACAAAGTAAGAAGAGAGGAAATTGCATTATCATTTTTAGCACAAACGACAGAGAAAGCGAGAGAAGAGGTAGACAAACTGCAAAAAATACAAGATAGTTATATCAGCAAATTAGATCCTTTAGTTGGAAAAATTGCACAAATTAACAACGAAACGCAAAAGGGTATTGATAAAAGCAAAGCAGAAGCAGACGCAAAAAAAACGCAAGTTAAAACAAATGATGATTTAGCAAAATCAATTGATAAAGTTACTAAGGCAGAAGCGGCAAAACAAGCAAAGCAAATAGCCGAAAGAAATCAACAGGCATTAATACCAAATTTAGGGGCTGAACAAGCAAAGCCTATTAATCCATTAGCAACAGCAGGAGCGGTTAATCCATTTGTTGGTTCACCTATAAAAGAAAGTTTATTGCAAGAAGCCGCCGCAGCAGCAGCCGCACGAACTGAATATGAAAATTACGCCGCATCAGTAAGTACACTTGTTGCACCGGCAATTGATAATCTATTCACAGCATTACAAAATGGGACAAATGTATTCGAGGCAATCGGGCAAAGCGTGAAAGCATTGGTAGTTGACATCATTAAGGCCATTGCAAAGGCAGCAATATTAAAAGCAATTACAACGGCGGTAAGTGCAGGAAGTGGAGCAGGTTTCTTTGGTGGACTATTTAACTTATTAGGCGGCAGTCTTGGCGGTGTTTCTGCACCTACTTTTGGTGGAGGTGCTTCACTTGGCGGTGGATTGGCGTTAAATGGTGAAGTTGTCTTTGTCCAACGTGGAACTGATTTAGTAGGAGTTTTGAATCGGGGAAATTCACAAATTAATAGAGTAGGATAATGGCATACGGATTAAAATATCGTTCGGAGTTCGTAAACGCTCAAGGGCATTCTTGCCGGCTTGATTTATTTTACAAAGATTATAGCGGAGCGACAATTGCTTTAAATAGCGGATTGCGTGCGTTTGTGTTGCGTGAGTTTAACTCCGACAATGATTTCTACAAACCTATTCGACCACAACAAGCAGAGTTTGAAATATTGGCGGATGTTGTAACCTTAGAATCATTTTTATTTAACGATGATGATTCAGTTCAAGTTCAGTTTAGTTGGCAAGGTTCATTGTATTGGTGTGGGTGGTTAATTCAAGATGACTTCGAGGAAAGTTGGGTGGATTCTGCCCACTTTATAACACTGAGAGCGACTGAGCAGTTAAGCGGATTAAATATTATTGCACCTACTTTGGCAACTGGACATAATACGCCTTTAGATTTTATACTAAATGCAATTTCAACAACTTCAATTAGCAATAGTGTAAATTATGGCATAAGGATTTTGAACAATTTGTTTTACGAAACAATGGATGACAAGGATGTTGACGACACAGCAACCTGCTTAGACCAAATGTATATTGCAAATTCAACATTTCAGAAAACACTTACAACTTTCGACGATTATCAGACCATTTTAGAAAAAATAAATACATCATTCAATCAAACTATATTTCAGTACAACGGAGCAGCTTATTTAATGAGAATGAGTGAATTTCTCACATATCCAAATAATTTGCCGGGAATAGAATTTCAACCTTTTAATGTTGTTGCACCACGAATTGAAACAAATGAAGATTATAAAGCCTACATTGGTATTGATGCAGAAATCAAACCGATAATGCCGGAAATGCTGAGGCAAGTAGAAAGACCTTATAAGAAATTTCAAATTGATTTTTTAAATATATTCCCTCCCGAATTAATCACTAATGAAAGTTTTAAAATTGGTTCATTAATACTGCAAACAAATAGAATTAGGAATTTTAGTGTAGATTATTGGAGTTTAAAAACTTGGATTACAAGAACAACAAATGCAAACGGAACATTTTATAGAAGTCAAGAGTTAAATAATGGACAAATTTTGGACGAATATTTAATAATTTTTGGAGATTTTAATTATGAAAATTATTTAGTTTCGCAGCCTTTGTTGATTGATGAATCTAATTTTTTTAGTATTGAATTTGAATTTAAAAATACTGTACAAGATACAAGGAATGGTGATATAGATACAGTTCATGTTACCTTAGAAGCATTAACAGGGGAAAAATACACTTTGGATAATGATGGAACTTGGGTTTTATCCAATTCCACATACACATCTAATGTAAAAGCATTAACGGTAAGATATGAAAATGAAATTCCAATTTATAATTATAAAACTGTAAATGTTACAAGTAGATTGACACCAAAAAAAGGTTATATCTATGTAAATTTTATTAATAAAAATTTATTTACAAATTTTCAACCCATAATTAAAACATTAAAAATAGGAGTTTCAACAGCTATTCCAACAGACATAATAGGAGATTATGATTTATTAACAAAACCTGAGGAAATAAAAAATAATCTAACCATTACAACAAATTTAGACGATGGAGAAAATTTATATTGGAAGGGCGTTATTTTTTCACCTGATAACACATTAACCGGCGACAATTGGTACAGAATGCAATACCAATCCGAATCATTCACCTTTAAACGTCAAAAGGCTATTGCACATTGGTTGTTAAATAGACGTTATAGGCAATTGAT